AACTGGAACCATCGTTCCTGGTGACTCCTTCGTTATCACCGGCGACCCTCAGAGATACGTTGCTACTAACACGACGACGGCTGCTGCGAACGCTCACACTGGTGTGACGTTCTATCCGGCGGCATCCAAGACCAATCTGATCAATGCGGTTGTGACTCTTGACTCCAAGAGTTTCAATGCGAACTTGGCGTTCCACAGAAACGCCTTCGCACTGGTCATGGCTCCTCTTGCCGACATCGGCAATCAACTGGGAGCACAGATTGCAGTCGTCACTGATCCAGTGAGTATGTTGTCGCTGCGATCCAGACTGTACTACGTTGGGAACTCCAGCGAAGTTCACGTCGCTATTGACACTCTGTACGGTGTCAAGACTCTGGATCCCAACCTCGCGGTCCGAGCCCGCGATACAATTACCGCGTAAGAAGGATGGTGGGATGTGGCACTGATCGTCGAGACAGGATCTGGTAGTTCGACTAGCGAAAGCTTCGCATCGGTGTCTGATGTCGAGGCTTATTTCGCCAAGTATGGAGTTCCAACTGGATGGGCTGCGCTCACAACGGAACAGAAAGAAGCGGCTCTTCGTCTTGGAACTCGTTATATCGAGGCGACATACGCTACCGTGTGGGTTGGAGTAAGAGTCACTGCTGAACAAGCCTTGTCGTGGCCTCGGAGTGACGCTTACTACAATGATGGACTAGAGGTCCTGTCCGACGTCGTGCCTCCCACCGTTCTGCAAGCGACTTGTATCCTTGCAGGGAAGTCAGTTATAGGATCTCTGATAACTGATATTCAACCAGGAGTGAAATCTGAGAGTGTGTCTGTCGGACCAATTTCTCAGAGCATTACATACTCAGGGTCAAAACCATCAGTTATTCGGTATCCTGAAGTTGACGGACTTCTTCGCTCACTAACTGTAGGACTCGGATTGGTGAGGGTTGTTCGTGGCTAATACTGCACTAGACACCATTTTCATCAGTAAAGTTCCAGAGATCATTGGGACCTTTGGAAAGTTAGTGACCTTTATGGTGTCTCAGGCAATTGAATATGATCCATCAACAGGGGGCTCTTCGGTAAGTGATCCGGTTTCTTATGAACTGAAGGTCACTCCGCCAAGTCCCTTCAACAGAGACAGGGTAGATGGGAGTCGTTTGTTGGCAACTGATACAATGGTAATTTTACCAGCGAAGGACCTCTCGTTTGATGTTGTTTCTGGAATCGGTGTCATTATTGATGACATCGTGTTTCAGGTTGTTGGATACAATGCGATTTATTCTGGGGAGCTAGTCGTTGCATACGAACTTCAGTTACGAGCATGAGTACTAATTTCAAGGAGTTCAGTCTTGACCTTTCTGGGTCAGCTAAGAAGTTGGCCGAGGAAGAACTTTCTAAGTTTATACGCTTAATCGCTTTGGAGGCTCTTAGGCGCATAGTGATGCGAACTCCTGTTGATACTGGTCGTGCTCGTGGGAACTGGGACTTATCAGTCGGTGCTCCGGTTGCAGGAATAGTTGGTGGAAATATGGGGTCGGGTGATCCGGTCTCATCAGGAATGTCAAAGCTTCCTGCTACTGTAACGACTGAGATGACGATTTACATCACTAACAATGTTCCGTATATTCTTGCTCTTGAAAACGGACATAGTGGTCAAGCTCCTCAAGGTATGGTAGCTCTTACGATTCGAGAGCTAGAAGAGATGGTGTCGCAATGACCGTAGATGAAGTTGAATCCGCAGTAAGACGTCGGTTTTCAGTATTGATAGCCGACCCGCTGAACATAACTACGGTCTATGAAAACGATGGTCAGCCAGAGCCAACTGACATTGAAGTGTGGACAAGAGTGACTGTATTAACTGGGGAGTCAGTTCAGATTGAACTGGGTCTTAACTCACGATTTCGTCACAAGGGTCTGTTAATCGTCTGTATATTCGTGAAGCCTAGAACTGGAACGCTGTATGCGATGCAGTTAGCGGCTCATATCGCAGGCATTTTCAGATCTTCAGTGTACGAGGGAGTGAGTTATTTTAATACGGATACTCAGAAGATTGGCTCAGTTAACGGATGGTTTCAAGTGAATGTATCTTGTTCGTTTCGTGCGGACGAGATAGGAGCATAGGATTATGAGTGATGCAAATCGCGTCAGTCTCTCGTATGCCGGGGAAACGGTCTTCGGAGTAACTCCGTCTGGTCCTGCACCGACTTTGAAGTATCTCAGGTTCGTGTCTGAGAAACTTGCACTATCGACGTCTGTTGCGACCAGCAAGGAACTTCGGTCTGATCGTCAAGTAGCAGACGTGATTCGGACAGATCTCAGCGAAGGTGGTTCAATTGATATTGAACTGAGTTACGGAGCTTATGATGATCTCTTGCTGTATGCTTTGCAAGGTGCATCGTGGGCTGCGGCGGTGACGCAGACTTTGACTACTCTCAGTACTGTCACCGGGACTCAAAAGCTTCATAGGTCTGCTGGAAGCTTTATTAGCGATGGTTATAAACAGTATAGCTGGGTGGAAGTCAGTGGGTTTGCGACTGCCGCGAATAACGGCATTTTCAAGATCACTGCAATTGACGCTACTGACTTGACGTTGGTCGGAGCGACTACTCTTGTGACTGAAGCGGCAGGTCCATCTGTCACAGTCAAGCAAGGTGAGTACATCACTAATGGAATTACATTGAAATCCCTGGTGATGGAGAAGGCGTATCTCGATCTTGCGACTACATTCACTATTCTGAATGGGATGTGCATCGATGGTATGGAGTTGAAGATCGCTGCGAAAGAGATGGTGACCGGAAGTTTCTCTCTTCTTGGAAAGATTGAGGCTTCGGCGGCGGCGACGTGCGGAGCAGGATACACTATGGCTCCAAGTAACGATGTTATGAACGCTATTGATAACATCGTTGCGATTCTTGAGGCAGGAGTTGCAGCCTCTGGTGTCAGTGCATCATTTAAGCTGGCAAACAGTCTTCGTCAGAGGACTCAGATTGCCACTCTGGGACCGGTAAGCATTGGATCCGGAACCATTGCAGTTGATGGGTCATTCGTTGCTTATTTCGCAAATCCAACACTTGCGAATAAGCACCGGAATTTCACAGATTCATCGATTGCATTCATCTTTCGTGATGCACAGCTCAACTCTTACGCTATTGATTTTCCAAAGGTCAACTATACAAAGAGCGATATTCTCGCTACAGGCATCAATGAAGATGTCATGGTTGACATGGGGTTCACAGCGTCTCGTCACGCATCCGAGAATGTAACGATTCGTATTACTAGATTCCCGTTCCCGGCTGCATAGTGTTTGTTTAGGAGATTACCATGCCAAGTCTCGCGTCGTTCAAGTTTGATAGGAAGAAGGCTGAAGAGGGTGTCTGGGTTGACATCTATCAAGGTCTTCGCTTTCTCATCGCCAGAATGCCGAATTCCAGATTGGAACAGCGATTGGCGAAGGTTGGAAAGGCTCAACAGCGTGCTCTTCGATTCGGTGGAAATGCCGAATTGTTGAAGGGTACGACAATGGAAGCAGTCGCTCATTGCGTTCTGTTGAACTGGGAGGGATTGACTAAGGAAGATAATGTCACTCCCATACCTTACTCACCAGCGACTGCCGTTGCTCTGTTTGAAGAGTATCCTGAGTTCTTCAGGACGGTTGTTGAACTTGCTCAAGATCAGTCTTTGTTTCAGGATGATAACCTGGGAAACTCCTTGAGTACTTGAGGTGGACACTCCAATGGGGACCCCATCTCGAGTTCTTATTAGATGAAGAAGAACATGGTAGACCAGTTCCGGCATTGGATGAGATGCCGGAACTGGTCGGTTCTAATATGTTGTCTTGGACAGCGTTTACAGAGCTGTCTTCCCAAAGACAACAGGGATTTAGTGCATCCCCCATATCTATTCAAGATATCTTGGCTTGGATGGATCTGAATAGGATAGAGCAAGACCTTCGGTTGATGCTGTTTGATCATATTCGCGAATTGGACCAATGTCTATTGGCTCATCTCGCGGAGAAAGCGAAACGAAATGCCAACTCTAGCAGTAGCAATCAACGCTCGGGGAGCGCAGTCAGGCGCAAGTGAGTTCGCTAGCGCTGTGGATAGAATGAAGTCTTCCGCAAGCGGGATTGATAAGTCTATTAAGAGTGTCAGTTCTGGAGTTGATGTTCTTGGTAGGACTCTGTCTTCGGTGGGGAGGATTGTCACTGGATTTTTCGGCTATTTCGCTTTATCAGGTAGTATTGGAGGTGCTATTCGTCAACTTACATCTTTTGATGCGACAATGAAACATATTCAGGCGAATGCTGGATTGACAGGGTCTGCAATCAAAGATGTTGAGAGGCATATTCGTTCAATGGCGATCGTTTCAGATTTTTCTGCTACTGAGGCAGCGGATGCATTCTTGCTAATGACTAAGAGCGGAATTGATGCCGGAACAGCGATGAAAATGCAGGCGAGGTTGATTGATACAGTGAAGGTATCGGCTGTAGACTTCGCTACTGTTCTGGGAACAGTTGACTCTGCTATGGTGAAGTTCGGGATGGGTGTCGAGGATGTTAATGACGTTACTAATGCTCTAGTCAGAGCATCAAGGGATTTTAATGCTCCAATGGAGGGTCTACAAGCAGGTCTTCGGTCTGCGGGAACGGCTGCGAAAGAATCAGGAATGCCGTTTGAAGATCTACTTGTTTTATTAGCTAAACTACCGGCAGCCGGAGCGGAGGGATCTGCCGGAGGAATGCAACTCAAGTCTATGATGAAGATGTTGCGAGATCCGTCAAAAGAAGCTCAACAAGCTATAGCTGATCTTGGATTGAGTATGGGGGATCTCAGACCAGGGGATCTCATAGGATCATTAACAAGATTAGGTGACGCCGGAATGACAGTGAATCAGTCATTTCAGATATTCGGTCAACGATCTTATGCTCTGGCGAGTTCTATGTCTAAGATGGGCGTTGACTTTGAAAATGCACGAGCACGAATTGGCGAGACCGGTGACTCTATAGCTGAGATGGGGGTTATAATTGAGCAGAGCGCTGTTGAAGCCATTCAGGGTTTTGGACGTGCTATAGGTGAACTATCAATTAATCAATTCGGAGCACTATCTGGTGCGATAAGTTCGTCGATAACTTATCTCACCAGAATTGTGAGGCAGTTCACTATTTTCGCAGACTCAGAAGACACCTCAGCGAAGTCAACTGCAGATGTAGTAAAGTCTATCTTAGCTGCTTCCGCGGCCTTTGCTGGTCTCACCATAGCTATCAAGTCTGCTAATCTTGTCACTGCTATTTTCAATGCGATAATGGCGGCAAACCCATTTGGATTAGTTTTAGTTGCTATTAGCGCATTGGTAGGAGTCTTGTATTACTACCGTGATACAATGATTTCTATAGGGGACACGACTGCGTCAGTGTGTAATTGGATAAAGGTATTATGGGGGGAACTAGTTGAGAGATTCTCAGTGATAGTGAGTTCGTATTATAAACTCTGGGTAGCTTATAATACGGCAGTCTATGAATTCACAAAACAAACGGTCTCTGAACTATGGGATGGATTCAAACAGTTTTTCGTAGCGACAGGTGATGGACTTTCCGAATTATTCGGGGTGATATGGAGTATGATGCTTCAGTCGGCATTAAATGCTGCAAAAGCATTCGTAAATGCAGTTATCGGAATGTTCGTAGCATTGGGTGCGACAATCAGGGCATTCATACAAGTTCATATAGATGCATTTGATGCACTAGCTTCTTTTGACTTTTCGTCTCCACTCAGTAGTGTCAGTCGCGTTTCAGCGAAGTTAAAAGAAATCGCTGGAATGAGATTTGATGATGTCAAGGCTGGGTTCAAAGACGCCTTCACAACTGACTTCGTCGGCGAGGCAATGAATGCCGGAGTATCAATCGGGGTTGCTATAAAGGAGGGGATGAAGGCTGTTCTAGGAGAAGTAAAGTTCGGTGAACTGATGTCTGCTCTTGACTTCTCTACTTTCGGTGAGGATGTCAAAACCAGACTTGCAGCGATGCCAGCTACTAGTCAGCCGTCTGTAGAACTAGGAGGTTTTCGACCATCTGTAAGAGGGGTTGTAGGTGATGTAGCTGACGCTAATGAGCCGCCTCAACAAGCTCTTGACGTTACGACTAAGAAGTTCATGAAGACTCCCAGGGAAATGGCCGAGGGGATGGCTGAAGATACTACTTCTGGGCTGGCTGATGCAATCACCAGTGGACTCAAGGGTGAATTCAGTGTTGAAAAGTTAACGACTGCAATACAAGATGCTCTGGTGAGTGGGGTAATTGATGCTGTTATTGTTCAGCCACTGAATGTAGTGTTCACCACACTATTTACTCCGCTTACAACAATCTTATCGACGATGGCAACTCAGTTCCTGTCATCAATTGGAATGGGAGTAACTCAGGGTGTGACCCAAGAAGTCACAGGTCAAGTTGTCGATAAGGCGGCAGATGTCGCAGTTGGAGGAGCTACTGATGCAGCAGTGATGACAGCAGCATTAGCTCCCATGATTGTAGCATTGGGAGCTAATATTGTCGCACTGGGAGCTAACACTGTCGCACTGGGAGCTGATACTGTCGCGTTGAGTGCTAGCACAGTAGCATCAAATGCTTTGACCGCCGCAGTTATAGCTCTGAACATAGCTGTGGATGCGAATACGTTTGCAATTAGCGCAGATACAGTAGTTCCCTTTGCGTCAGGAGGTTTGGTCACAAAACCAACTAGAGCTTTGATTGGTGAAGCTGGACCTGAATTGATTATCCCTCTTAACAAGTATTCATTGGGAGGTCAGGTAGCGACTGGAGCTAGAGGATATTTCGAGAGTGGAGGGATTGATAAGATCTTTAAGCTATTCAGCTTTGAGTCTTTGCTGAATCTGCTGGGAATTCCGCCGTCTCGTTTTCAGCACTCACCTCAACCGACAGTTGATACTCGTCCGTTAGCTCAGATAACAGGAAAGAGACCTAATGATCCGCAGGATTTGACTCAAGGAGCTGATTATTCATTCCAGGCTCCTTTTACAGGAATGTTGGATCCACTTTTTCCAGGAGGGTTTTCACCACTATCTGATATGTTCAACAACATGGGATCAATGATTAAGAAGTTGATAGATGGAATCATCTCCAATATTCCATCAATGGGGCTTCTTGGAAATCTTCCGCAGAGTTTGATTAGGTCAGTACTCAATCTGATGCCGAACTTCACTATGCCAACTGATGTCAATCCATGGGCGGTCCCAAGATATGCGTCAGGTGGAGTAGTTAACTCCCCCACTCTATTCCAGGATTCAGCAAGGTCTCTTGGTCTTATGGGTGAAGCGGGAGCAGAAGCTATTCTCCCCCTATCAAGAGGTGCTGATGGTAAATTGGGAGTTCAGTCAACAGGAAG